GTAGGTCGTCTAAACAACGGCGCGAGGGTTCAAATCCCTCCTACTCCGCCAAGAAAATCCCTCGTAGTTTCGTGAAAACTGCGGGGGGTTTTCCATTTGTACAGAATGACCCCGTGCGAAAGAAAACGGATAAAATAGAAGAACTTCCAAACTACTACCATATTTTACTACCAAACCATTATAACTACCAATGCGGAAAAATGCAACACTTTCCGACACATGGCAGCACACGCAAACAAAAACAGCCCCGAGGAACCATCAGGCTCACCGGGGCTGTTGCTATACTATGATTTTGTTGATGTTACAGAAACGTCACATATAGGTCTTCTGGCTGCGGACCTGCGCTTCGATCATCGGTTTCAGGTAGCTGTCGAGGTCGCCAAAGGTCTCCTTGATGAACGTGATGGTCTCCTGCGTCAGGGCTTTCTTCGCTGCAGCCAATGCTCGGTTGTAGGCAATGCGCTGCGCAGCCTCGTCGAACTTGTCCTGTTCCTTCAGGGCATCAACGTAGGTCTGGTTGACGTACTGGACAGCGTTGAACACCGCGTTGGCGGCATTCTGGAGACAGTTCTGTGCGAACTTGTTGTTGATGTAACCGTTGGCAATGCTGACACCCTTGTTCAGGCCCCAGCCGAAAATGACGGTCATTGCGGGGATGCAGGCAGTAAGTGCGACTTTCAGAAATTCATTCATAAGAGCTTATCCTTTCTGCTCGGTTGCCGAGCGCTGCTTTAAAATGTCCACGGCCTTGGTGATCACTGCCGGAATGGGCAGCCCCATCAAGCCCGCGTTTTCAATGATGGAAATGGTCTCGTTGCAGATAAAGCCGATCACAACGGCATCCCGTACAAAGGTGGAACCCATCACGGCATCCAGCCTGCAGGCTACCAGCACGATCAGCAGTGTTTCGCCCTTGCGGCACAGGCCCTTCCAGCCTGCGCGGCTTTCCAGCGTGCCGCTTTTGGTCTTGGGGCTTGCATGGAACACTCCCGCCACGATCAGCCCGGTGATGTAGTCGATGGCCATAAAGATGATGAGCGTCTGCAGCGCTGCGTCCCACCCGCCAAACAGGCTGGCAAACGCAGCGCCCAGCGCACCCACGGCCATGCAGAAATAATCTTTCACGTTCTCACACCTCCATCACAATGATGCCGTACTCCAGAGCGCACTGGTGCTCGATGCGGCATCCGCGAGCAGCCTGCCATCCCGGCGCAAAAATCGCCACATCAGCCTTTGCAAGAAACTCAATGCTCCTGGCCAGATAGTCCAGCGGCTTTGCGGCGGGGCCGAAATCATCAAAGAAGGTCTCCAGTACATCGACCTTGACAAACTTCTGCCGGGCAATCTCGATCACTCTGCGGCGCTCTGCATTGATTTCATCGGCAGAGCGACCACCCATCGGCTGGCTGATAAAGATAACCTTGTTCATTTTTCTGCTCCTTTCACCGCGCCAAGCCCGGCACGCTTGATGATGCTGGCATAGTCCTTGTAAGCGTGGCTCATATCAACACCGGTGCTCACCCCCCGCACGCGGGCAGTGCTGGTGTACTGCCACATGCCAAAGGCAAACGCCGTTTTGGGCTTATCCTCAGGCTTGGTCTTGCGCTGGTCTTTGGGGTATCTCGCCAGCCACACGTCGTAGGGCTTCAGCTCTGCACCGCCCATGTAGAGGAAGGTACTGCCGAACCACAAACCGGTGTACAGCATGGCGTACACGCCCCAGCTTTCCACCGTGCTCAGCATGTAGGCCGTCAGGTCGGTCAGTGCAGCCTTGCCCAGCGGTTTCTGCACCTCGTCCTCGATGTCCACGGCCACCGGCAGCTCAAAGCTCCGGCCAGTGAGCAGCTTCTTGAAGTATGCCAGCTCCTTGTCGGCCTGTGCCCGGTTAACGGCCTTGAAGTAGCCATACACTCCGCACGGGATGCCCAGCCGCTGGCACTCGGCGTAGTTCCGGGCAAACTGCGGGTCGGTGTACGGCTTGCTGGGCTTGCCCTCTGCGCTGTTGCCCATGGCCCGCAGCATAACGCCGTCGATTTTGCCGGACGCTTTGACCTTTGCCCAGTCGATGACGCCTTGATGCTTGGATACGTCCATGATGGTTTTAGCCATTGCCTGCCTCCCTTACTTTTCCAGCTCAGCCTTGATGGCTTCGAGGTCGTCCGTGGTCAGCGCCGGATAGTCGGCCGCGATGTCCTCAAAGGCTTCACCAGCAGTCAGCCGGATGCGGAATGCCCGAACCATAATGCGGAGCTTGAGTGCGTTCAGAGTTTTCATTCGGTAGTCCCTCCAATCAAATCAGCCATCATTAAGATGATATCGTTGTTCGCGGTCTCCAGCGCGGCCACGCGGTCCGGCAGCTGCGCCATCTGCTCGGCCTGCTTTTTGGCCTCCTCCTGCGCTGCGGCGGCTGCGGCCTCGGCCTGCGCCACCAGGTCCGGGCGCGGGGCGATGGCGGTCACAGTCGGCAGGCCGTCCCGCTCCTCAGTCGTGATGTCCGCGTAGGCGAGGACGCCCGGCAGGGTCATGCCCTCCGGGATGACGGCCCAGCCGTCCGGGATAGGGGTGGTGCAGATGCCGTAGATCACCCGATGCTCGGGCTGGGTGGTGCAGTCAATAATAGTCATCATATGTGTTCACCTCCTGGGTTACAGGTACTGGTAGCCGTACACAACAAACTGGCTGCCGCTGCCGCCGCCAGAGACGGACAGGGTGCCGTCTGAGGCAAAGGCCACGGAGACCATCGACACGCTTGTGTTTTCGATTTTTGCATAGGGGGAACCGTAGTTCGAGAGCGAGCCATCGATCATCATGGTGAGGCTTGTGATGGGTACAGCGGCGGAACCTCCACGCACCGCCCTTGCATGGCCGAAGTCGGAAGCCGTGCCGATTGCATTGCTCGAGCTGGCCATGTAATCAGCGCTCGATGCGTATCCGACACCGCTGCGTCCCATCGCCGGAATCGCCGAGACGATCTCCGCGTAATCCACCGTATCAGGCAGTTTCATCGTGGTGGTGCCGCCGGTGCAGACGCCTGCACCCGAGAAAACCAGTTTACCGTCCATGTTCATCATCCTTTCGAGTCGTGTGATTTTGTCTGCAGTCAGCGCAAATTTGGCGTCGGTCTCGGTCTTGCTGTACGCACTGCCCTCCTTGATCTCCGCGTTGAGGACTGCCAGCTGTGCACGCAGCTGCGTCTCAAGCTCGGCCTGCGCCGCCCGCCACTGGGCGATGAGCTGCGCTGTCGGGATGCTGGTCACTCCGTCCCGCATGACGCCGCAGATGTCCTCATCGGCGCGGGTGTCGGTGACGTCGGCGGCGGTGATGGCCGTGGAGCCTGCAGGGCGGGTGATCTCGGCAAGGCAGAGGTCGTAGACCAGCGCCGTGCGGGTGATCGCCGGGGCTGTGGGGCTGGCCGAGTCCGGCGTGCCCTCCAGCACCTGCAGGCGCGTCTGCCGGGCCGCTGCGTCGTAGCGCAGCACCACGCGGTCGATGCGGGTGCGCACCGGGTCAGCAGCGGTCAGGGTCAGCGTGGTGGGCTGCTCCATGATGATGCTCCTGCCCTTAAACCGGGACGGGCGCACCCATGCCTGACCCGCGCTGACGGTCAGGCTCAGCTCGCCCGAGATGGAGACCGCGAAGTCCTCCTCGGCGCTGTATACGCCGCTCTGCCGGGTGGCGAGGTAGCCCGATGCGTCGTCGGCGTCGTAGGTGATGCCGTTTTCAGGGTAAGTTATGATGTCGCTCATAGGTCCTCCTTTACGTTTTGTGCCAGCTGGGGGTGCCCAGCCGGATGGTGCGGGTGGTGCCGCTGTCCTGGCTCTGGGTGATGATGTCGGCCACGCGCACCATGGCGGTGTAGCCCAGCTGGGGCAGGCTGGCGCTCAGCACGTCGCCCACCTGCAAAACATCGTCGTCCACGTCAAACTCAATGCTGCCGGTGCGCAGCTGGGCCAGCAGCTTTTCGCCGCCCCGGTCGGCCAGCTTTTGCAGGTAGCTCTGACTGGCGGTAGTCTCACCGCTGTCCTCGTCGGGCTGGATGTCCCGGGCGTCGATGTACATTTCCCGCCGGTCTGCACCGGTGGTGTCCACGTCTCCCACCCAGACGGTGGCCCGGGCACTGCCTTCGCCCGCGCCTTGCACGAGGGCGACGTTGGCGTAGTCGGTGTCCGCAAAGCTCCACCCGGCGTTGAGCAAGTTGCCCCACTTGGGGCTGAACCGGTTATTGGGGTCAAAAGTAGGCCGGAAGCACTCGAACAGCAGGCGCTTGCCGCTGCCGGTGCCGTCCAGCACGATGCGGAAGCCCAGATCGCACGCCTGCCCGATGGTCTGGCAGTAGTCGAACACGGTGCCGCCGGAGGTCTGCTTATCAAAGGTGGTGTCGAAGCCATAGGCGGTGCCCAGTTCCATGCGCGGCCACAGCTTCATAGCAGCAACAAGGCCGCGCATGGCCTGTTCGGCATTCTGCTCCTTGATGACCGTGGCGCTGACCCGCTTGGTCAGCAGCCACGTGGCCGGGTAGCCGCTCACCACGAGGTTTGCGTCCGCGTTCTGGTTGGCCCTGCTGCAGATGCGCATGGGGATGCGGGGCGTTTCATCGCTGCGGACGACCCAGCGGCCTTCCTGCAGGAGCTGCAGGTTCTCGGTCGTCGGTCTAACCTCAAGGGTAAAGCCGCCCTCGGAGTAATACGGGCTGTCCCAGTAGAAGGACACCCACACATCCACCCAGCCCACGCGGACAAGGGTGTCTGCGTCCAAAACGTCCAATCTCATAACGGTTCCGGGATGATGCCCGCCTCCATCGGATAAAAGCTCACGGATGCCCGCAGATAGCTGGCTCCGCTCTCGGCCTGCAGGCTGAGCACGTTGTCGCCGGGCTGCAGCTCGGTGAGGGTGCTGTCCTCGTCGAGGGCAGAGAAGATGTTTGTGGCCACGCCTGCCCGGGTCAGGGTGCAGGCCAGCCGGTCAGACGTGCTGCGGTAAATTTCCAGTGTGTCATCAGGCTGCAAGGTCAGGTCAAAGCCGATGTACGCGCCCGTTTTCAGGTCCACGACCTTCGGGTGCACCACCGGCGTGGTGGTGCAAGACAATGTGGCCGTGAAGGGCACCGGCAGGCTGCCGTCGTTGCGCAGCACTGCCATGGTGCCGTCCTGCCGGATGCCGTAGATGTGGCTGTCGTAGCAGACGGGGAACGAAAGCGCTGGCCGGAAGCCGCCCAGCACGCTGCTGACGGCGGTCAGGTCGTACCAGAAGGGTTTTGGAGTGTACAGCATCAGGCTGCAGCGCGGGTCCGGGGTGTAGCTGGAAAAATAGGGCGTTTTTTGCAAGTCGAACCGTGCGAAATAGCGGTCACCGAAGTAGAGGGTGCCTTTTGTGAAGTACGGCAGGCAGCGGGTGAAAAAGTTCGCGTTTTCCAGCTTGTGCGCACCCCAGAATGTTACATCCAGCGTGCGGGACACGCCGGAGACGCTCTGCCGCTCCACGGTCGTGCCGGTCTGGTTGATGCCCTGAGCCGTTTGCAGGTCGATGTCCACACCGTTGAGCGGGTCGAGGAAGTAGGGCATGTCGTAGTCCCAGCCCAGATGCAGGACGGCACCGGCGTCGGTGACGATCTTTAAGTGATCCTTAAAAAGCACGGTGTCCCTCCTTATCCTCTGCGCTGGCGGCGGGCCTTGTCGGCCTCCCAGCGGGTCTCGCGGGCAAGGTCGGCAGCGGACTGTGCCTTGCTCTGGATGTACTGATTGATGGTGGTGTCGCCCTCGCGGTGGTAGCTGCTGGCGGCGGCACGCACCTGTGCAGTGCCGGAAGCGGCCACGGTGCTGCCCAGCCGCATGTTGTCGGACAGCACCAGACTGCCCGCCTGCCGGATCATGTCGGCAAGGGCGGCGTTGGTCTTGGTCAGCGCCTTGGTGTTGGCGTTGATGGCGTCCTCCAGACTGCCGGTGCCGGTGGAGATGTCGATATCGCCGCTGATACCGCCGGAGCCGCCACTGCCGCCAGAAACGCTGCCGCCGCCGGACACGCCGGAGCTCTTTTTAGAGCCGCCCAGCTTGCTGACGATGGCCGCGATGGCGATGCCCAGCGCCACGGCTGCACCCGCCACGATGACGCCCATCGGGATGCCGAAAACGGTTGCGTTCAGGGCCGCAGAGATGGCGGTCATCATGCCCTCAAAGGCCGCGCCGATGGAGCCGATCATGCCAGCCACGCCCGCGTAGATGGACGGGAAGCTGGACAGCAGGCCGCCCTGCAGGCCCTGACTGATGGCCGTGGCCGCGTTGCTCAGGGGGCCCTTGAGCCCGGTGAAAATGCTGGTGAGGGTGCTGCCCAGCTGGGACGCCTGCTGCCACACGTCGGCAAAGCCGTTCGTCAGGCCGCTGCAGATCTGGGTGCCGATGTCCCACGCCTTGGCGGCGATCTGCTGCTGGTACTGGCCCAGCACGCCGTTGATCTTGCCCACGAGCCCGAGGGCGTAGTCCTCGATCTGCTTCTTCTGATCGGCGGTCAGGCCGCCGTAGATGGTCTTTGCCACCCATTCGCCAACGCCCAGCCAGTCTTGATTCTTGACGGCGCTGTACAGGTCGTCAAAGGTGCCCAGCACGCCCTCGTTGGCTTTTTCCTGCAGCTCTTTCCACAGTCCGTCCAGCGTGTCCGCTGCAGATTTTTTAACCTGCTCGGCCACCTGTTCGGTGCCGTCGGCCGCGATGGTTTTGACCCGCTCCACCGTCACGAGGGCCCCGTCCACCACGTCGTCGTAGGTCTCGGTGATGACCTTTTTCTGGGTCTCGGTGCCGTCGGTGAGCGTCTCGGTGACCGTCTGGGTGGTGGTCTTGACGCCGTCCACCAGCGTGTCAAAGGTCGAGGTGACCGTTTTTGCCGTCTCGCGGACGGTCTCCATGGTCTGCTTGACGGTCTTCTTGCCCTTCTCGTCGATCTCGGTGATGGTCTTGATGTCCTTCAGCACACCGTCCACCATCTGGCGGGAAGTCTCGGTGATCGTCTGTTTTTGCTGCTGCTTGCCGTTGGAGAGGGTCTCATTTACGGTCTCCACCGTGCGGGTGATACCGTCTTTCACGGTTGTTACCGTGTCGGAGAGGGACTTCACCACCGATGCGGTGGCAGCTTTGGTGGACGTGCTAGCCTTTTTGCCGGAGGTATCGACTGCGGCGGCGGCCTTTCCGGCAGAATCGGTGACGGAGGCGGCCGCAGCCTTGGCAGCAGCAGCTTCTTCCTGCGCCTGCGCCACACGCTCGTTGTGGAGCTTCTGGCGGCGGGCACGGTCTTCATCCGTGGTCGTGTTGCTCTTGCGGGTGGGGGTGTCTGCCGTGCTGTCCGTGATACCGGTAACCGCAGCATCGCTGGCCGTGCCGACCAGATTGGCGATCAAGCCGGACACCCACGAGGTGAGCTTGCCCCACATGCCTGCAATGCCGTTGATGATGCCCTGAACGATGTTCTCTCCGATGTGGCCGAACTCGTCCATATTGCCATCCCAGACACCCACCAGCTTGGCGATGCAGGCAAGGGCGGCTTCGGCCAGATTTTCGATGCTGCGGATGATGCCGTCCACCAGTGTGGTCAGGAGAGCGGCACCGCACTTGAGAGCTTCGGGTAGGTGCGAGATTATGGCAGCCGCCCATTTGGCAATCAGACCAGCCGCCGACGTGATGAGCTGGGGCAGCGCTGCGGTGATTCCGGTGATAAGGCTTTCTACAAACTCGAAGCCTTTGTCCATGATGTCGTCGGCATGGTCGCCGAGATAGTCTGCCAGCTGCGCAATGATGCGCGCCGCGCAGACGATCAGCTCCGGCAGGTTGTCAATGATGCCCTGCACCAGCGTGCCCAGCACTTCGCCCGCAGTGTCCAGCATGGCAGGCATGGCGTCGGTCAGGCTCTGGGTCAGCTGGGTAATGATCTCCACACCGGACTGCATCAACCCGGGCAGCTGCTCAGCAATGCCCGCTGCCAGATCGGAGATGATCTCGCCTGCAGCCTGCAGCATAGCTTCGGGGCCGCCCTCGTCCAGGGCCGTGGTCAGCTGAGTGATGATGTCGGTGCCCCACTGCGCAGCCTCCGACAAGGCCGGTTCCAGCGAATCGAACAGGCTGATACCGAGGTTTTCTGCAGCCGTCTTCAGGGTGTCCACCTTGTGCTCGAAGGTGTCCGTCATGGTCTCGTAGGCGGTCTCGGTCGCGCCTGCGCTGTCCTGCATTTGGCTGAGCACGTCGTTGAAATGGTCCGCCCCGCCGGATGCCAGCGATAGAGCGCCGGTGCCTGCTTCCACGCTGGACCACAAACCCGCGAACGCGGTGCTGCTGCCGCCAACGCTCTTGTAAAGGACCTGCAGCACGTCGCCCAGGCTCTTGCCCTCGGCGTTCAGCTGGGCAAAGCTCTTGCCGGTCTGCTTCTGCAGAATTTTGCCGACGGTGGAGCCCGTGTCGCCCAGCTCATTGAGCATGGACTTGGTGTAGGTGGTGGCTTCTGCCGTGGCAATACCGTTGGCGGTCATGACGGCCAGTTCGCTGGAAAGGTTCTCCACGCTGACATTGTAGGCTGCAGCCAGAGGGATAACCTTGCCCATGCTGGCGGACAGCTCGTCAACGCTGGTTTTGCCCAGATTCTGGGTCGTCAGCAGGACGTCCGACACATGAGTAGCCTGATCGGCGCTCAGGCCGTAAGCATTCAGAGCGGTGGTCAGGATATCCACGGCGGCCGTCGTGGATGTAAAACCTGCAGCGGCCAGCTTGGAAGCCTGCCCGGCAAAGGCCACGGCATTTGCGGTGTCCTGTCCGGCACTGATGGCCTGATAGGCCGCTTCGGCAATGTCCGCAGCGGCAACGCCCATGCTGCTGGAGGTGTCCAGAATTTGCTTACTCAGCTCGCCCACGGACACCTTGCCCGTGTCGGCGATGGTGCTGACCTTGGCAAGAGACGTCTCAAAGGCAGAGCCGACGCTGACCGAATACTTTGCCAGATTCGCCAGCTGACTACCAGCCGTTTCGACCAGGTCGGCGATCAGTTTGCCGGCAGCCACCGTCATGCTGGATATGCCGCTGGTAAAACCGCTGGTGTCAAGCTTGGTATCGCCAAAAACACTGAAATCTGCTGCCACTTATGTCCACCTCTCAATCGGAGCGCGGGCACAAGGGCACAGGCTTACAACTTTATCTCAATTTCCCGGCGGCAGGCCGGATTTTTGCATTTGACCCAGACGCCGCTTGCACTGGCATCCGGGACAGCCCACACGGGCAGCGCCCGGCCGCAGTAAGGGCAGGGCACCGGCGCACGGTCAGCGCCGGAAGCGCGCCAGGAAGGCGGCGTCATGCTCCTCGACGGACACGACACGAGCGGCACCTCCTCTCAGCTCGGCAGGCAGGGCAAAACGCTCCTGCAGGTCGGCGTAGTGGTCACGCATGGAGCCTTCGTATTCAGACAAATCCATGGTACGCCAGCTCATGATCTTGGCCATGAGGGTGTCCTCCGGCAGGGCTGCAAACAGCGCCCGGAAGCGCCACCAGTGCACCTTCTCGCGGGTCAGGTCGATGCCGTAGGCCTGCTGGAATGCCGCCACGATGTAGGGCGCGTCGCAACGATAGTCAAAGGCGGGGCTGGCGGCGGGTTCGCTGGGGCCGTCATCCGAACCGCCCAGCGCCTGCTCTCCGGCGCGGTAGAAGTCGATCATGCTGCTGTAGGCGGCGACGGACTGCTCCTGCAGCACCGGTTCGCGGTAAAACTGTGCCATAATCGCGAGAGCAGTTTCCGGGTGGTCCCCGTCAAGTTCACCGTGGGCATAGGCGCTGGACAGTCGTACCATGTGCCGGAAATCCGGGTCGATGCGTCTGCCTTGCCAGACCGTCGGCAGAGTTGCTGTCAGCAGGTCAGCCATTTTCCAGAGCCGACAGTTCGGCCAGCAGCTGCTTGCGGCGGGCGGCCTTGTCCACACGCTCCACCATCTGAGCGGCAGGCGTGAGCTGCGGAGCAAAAACCTCACTGCGGGATGCAGACTGCGCCGGGTAGCTCATGGGCGGCTTGTTTTTGTGCTTGCCGTTCTTCTGTGCACGGCGCTGCTCGCGGTTCATGGGCACCGCTGCAGCCAGATTCATGCTGGCCTGCTCTGCGGTAATGGCTTTCGTGAATTCATCCATCACATGTTTGCAGGCGCCAAAGTCGTTGCCGTCCAGACCCAGACGTTCCGACGCGCCTTCACCCAGTGCTTCATCCAGAAAGTTCATCAGCAGGCGGCACTGGCCGCGCAGAACGTCGGCAATACCGGTATGCTGGCGCTGCTTTTCGCGATCGGATGCCGCTTCCATGTGCCGCTGCGCCGTCTCCACACGGCCGATGTCGTTCGCATTCAGCGCGGAAAAATCAAATTCCTGTCCACAAATAACCATATTCTGGCTCCTTTCGTTTGGGCCCTGTGCCGGAACCGCCCCGGCAGATGCTTTCAGGGCATAAAAAATCCCCGTTCCGGGTGTGGAGCGGGGACACGGTGGAAAAATCAGCCCTTGACGGCCTTAGCAGGCTCGGCGGACTGGGTGGCGGTGGTGTAGTCGAACTCATCCGGCGTGCCGGAGGCCTTGACATCCACGGCGAAGGTGGCCTTCGAGCCAGCAGCACCGCCCACATCGCTGGTGACGATCAGGGACGCGGTGCCCTTTTCACCCTTGCCAGTACGCAGAGAAAAGTAAACGTAGGGCACGATGATGTCAGAACCGGTGCCGTACACGATCTTGTGGCTCAGCACAAAATCCTGAAAAGCATCGCCCACACAGCGGTCACCGTTGACGGCAAGGGCGCGCTGGGTGCCGGTCTTGTCGGTCGTGTTGCCGGTGCGGATGTACTGGGTGTCCTCAGTGGTGGCGTTCAGCGAACCACTGTGCTCCTTCACATGGTCAGCACAGACGATCCAGTCCGACACTTTGGCCTGCTTGGACTTGTCAGTCTGGAAGGCCAGCAGGAAATCGTTTGCCGTCTCAATGCCGGTATAGGACGTGCTGGGCGTCAGACCGGACTTGGTAATGGCTTCGGATACGGTCATATCGAAACTCCTTTCATTTGGGCATGTAGTAGGTCAGGCGCAGCTGCATCTGCATCCGGCAGCTGCCCTCGCTGCTGGTAACGATGTAGCCGGTGTTGGTCACGGCAATGCCGGTGGGCGTCTTGCCGCCGCCACAGGCAGAGAGGTCGGGCAGGCTGTGCCGGGCTTCCTGCCGCATGACCCACTCGGTGAGCTGCTCAAAAAAGCCGCTGTTCTGCACGGCCAGCACGTCCGTTTCGCTGTACTCCCGGCGGGACAGGAAAAGGTAGTTCTTCGCCATTTCCCAGCCGGAAATATACTCGGTAACGATGGGGTCACCGGGGCTGTCTTCAACAGAAAAGGCGGTTGCATCCTCGTCCAGTCCGGCAATGCGGAAAGCCGCGCCGGTAGCTTCCTGTTCGTCGGCAATCAGCGGGCAGGTCTTGAGCCATGCCCGCAGGGCGGCAATGGTAGGCTTCACGGTCTCGCTCATTTGCTCCCTCCCAGAAACTGCTTTGCGGCGTCATGGGCAAACTTTTCCAGCTCGTCCTTGTGGTCGGCAATGGCCCGCTGGCCCCAGTAGGAACCACGGAAGCAGTCTGCACCGCCGCGCAGTTCGTTGCTCTGCCCCATCGGGTGCAGATAATACTGCGCCCGGGCGTAGGGCGTATTGTACACCAGCTTGCCGTCCTTGCAGTCGGATGCCTGATTGACGCTGTTCTTCAGGGTGCCGGTGTCAAAGGGCACATACGGGTCAATGGTCGCGGCCACTTTCTGAGAAAAGGCGTACTGGACTTTCGCAAACCGCGCGTCCATGTCGGCCTGAAAGCCGGGCCGGAACTGAATCTTAAAATCAAAAACGGGTGCATTCATGCCCTCATCTCCCTTCCACATGCCAGTGCGGCAACAAAGGCTCCCGGTTGTCGGAAACCGCTGCCGCCGTGCAGCACGGGTGTGTTTTTTCGAGGTGGGCGTATTCCTCAGCGGTCAGGCTGGGCACCGCACCCTGCACGACCTTCCAGCCGCGTTTCAGGGTCCAGTGCTTTGCCTTTTCCGCAGCGGGCAGCGCCGCCCACTGGGCGTAGGGCAGGTAGCCCGCCGTGCACACGCTGGCGGGGATGCGGATGTGTATGGTGCGCTCGGGGTCCTTGGCGGTGCCGCTGCCGGAAGTGGAGCGGCATTCCCGCCAGCTGCACCCGGGGAACACCCAGCACAACGGCGTGTCGGTCTCGGTCTTTACGTCGTGGATGAGGTTCACCACGGTAACGGCAGTCTGCATCAGTCAAGCCCCCTGTACAGCAGGCCGTGCGGGTCAGAGCCCAGCGCCGTGCGGATGACCTCGGCGGCTTCCTGCCGGACGGCGGCGCTCACGCTGGCATTGCTGCCGAAGGTGACGCTGTAGCCGTCGTTGGAGACGCTGGCCGCACCCGGGGCCGTGCTCACCGCAGACGCAGCAGCCAGCAGGCCGATGATCTGCCCGCAGGCATCCGCGAGGGCGTCCCGGCAGCTCTCGCACCCGGCGGCGTGGCGTTCGGCCCGGCCGAAGGTGGCAGCTTCGATCAGGCGGGAAGCCCGGCTGCACAGCACACCGAAGGCGGCTTCCGGCACGGTGCCGCCTGCCGCCGTGTACTGGTCATAGGTGCAGTAGAGCATCGGTCAGGCCTCCTTACGCGGCAGCAGCGGTCAGGAATGCGAACGGCACCTTGGAGCGGTCGGCATTCAGGCGGGTTGCAGGGTTCGGCAGTGCCCAGCCCATGCGCATGACCACGCGCAGCGCCACCATGTCCTGCTGGGCGAGGTTGTAGACGATCTCCTTGGTGGAGGGGTCCTGAATAACGCCCTGATCCAGCAGCTTCACGGTGACATCCTGACGGATGGAGTACACCAGCTTCTTGAAGTTGCCTGCGATCAGCTGGGCCTTGGAAGCATCAAAGCCGCCGTTCTCCGGGAAGTACATCGGGGCACCGTCCAGCGCGTAGGTGGTTGCACCCTGCATATCGGAACGGAACAGAGGACGGCCCGTGGTATCCACAAGGCCGCGCAGTTCTGCCTTTGCGGTCAGATCGCCGACCACGGCATCCACACCAAAGCCGCCAGCCTCAACCTTGGAGAACAGACCGTCCTTGCCCAGCAGCTTTGCGTAGTCGATGGGGCCGGTGACTTTGTTCTTGGCCGCAAGGGTCAGAACATCGGTCGTCCACTCGGTGGGGCGCTCGCCGCCGAACAGGATGGCGTTGTCGATTTTTGCACCCATGGCTTCACGCACGCGGGGCTGTACCTCGCCCATGATGTCGAAGGTGGAATCGGCCAGCACAGCTTCGGGCACAGGCACGATGACAGCCAGCTCGGCGGCGGTCATGTACACGTTGTCCCACTCCTGCTTGCTGGTCTTCTTCATGCCGGTATCACCGTTGACCCAGTAGGCCAGCGGCAGCATGGACAGCACGGGAATCTTGGTCTGGTTGCTGGTCATGTTCGCCAGACGGGTGCCCAGCTGCATGACGATGGAGTTCTTGGGAACGTCCTGCTGGATGGTGTTGGTCAGCTGCTCGCGGATAAGCGCCTCAGCTTTTTCGCGGGAAATTGCATCAATAGCCATAGTAATCAACCTTTCTGGCCGAACGCTGCGCGGAATGCAGCATTTGCGGCCTCATGCGAGTTTGCGGGCTGGCCGGGTGCGCCGGTCGCCGATGCGGAAAAACGTGCGACGCCGCCGTCCGGCAGAATCGCGCTGGGGTCTGCGGCCTTGAAGGTTTTGACATAATCGTCAAAGCCCAGAATTTCACCGTCCTTCATGGCAAAATTCTGTGTCTTTGCCTCGGCAAGGAACGCCTTGCGGGCGCTCTCGCTGGAAAATTTCAGGCCGGAAGCCTTGCGTTCCAGCGCATAGCCCTTCTCAAGGGCAGCCACCTGCGCGGCAGCATCGGTTTTGGCCTGTTCGGCCTTGGCCTTCCACTCAGGGTCGTAGCCTTCCAGCTTGCCGTTTGCAGTGTTCAGCTGCTCGGTCAGGGTGGTTTTCTCGGCCTTGAGGGTGGTGATCTCGTTCACCTTGGCCGTGATATCCGCGCCGTGCAGGTTCATGATGCTGTCCAGCTGGTCCGGCGTGATACCCGGAATGATCTTGCTCACATCTTCACGTTTCACTTGCGATGTGCTCCTTTCTTTTGTCTGTGGGGTGGATAAGTCCCTGCTGTTTGGTGTCGCGGTTCTCATTCCGCACGGGACAAGGCGGGGTACGCGCCGCCTTCCGCTGTGGTGCCGCTTGCGGGAGTTGAACCCGCCACCCCCGGATTAAAAGTCCGGTGCTCTGCCAACATGAGCTAAAACGGCATAGATGTAAATGAAGATAAAAAGAAGAAGCCCACACCGTGAGCTTCTTCTAATCATTATTTTATGGGCTTCCTAAGAGCATCTTCTATATTCCACCCGCTCTCAATTCTTGCTCTTAGGGTGGAAGGATTTATGCTGTATTCATGAGCCCAGTCTTGCAGAACCTTTTCGTTTCCATTATAGGCGATAATTCTTGAAGTTCTCTTGTTTCTTGCTTGTTCTTTTGTAGTTACCCATCTACAATTTGATGGAGAATAATCTCCATCCACATCGATTCTGTCAATCGTCAGATTTTCTTTGTAGCCAGATTGAATGGCCCACTTGTAAAAATTTTCAAAAATCAGCCATTCATCACAAACTTTAATTCCTCTGTCACCATAGTCTTTATATGAGCGAACTTTTGGATTCCTGCATCGGGAGAGCATATTGGCCCAAGTCCGGTATATCCGCGTTCCATGCTGTCCGTGGTGTAAATTAGACTTGCTTCCGTTTCTCTGAGAGTTTTCTTTGCGAAAGCATCCACAGCTTTGAGTGTTCCCGGAAGATAGATTCGCTTGTGATACCGTCACATAAGTGCCACAGTCACAAACACAAACCCATCGTGTGTGATGAGTCTTATCATTTTCTGCACGCTCCTTAACAACGAGCCTCCCAAACCGCTGACCGGTCAAGTCAACATATTTTCCCATTAGCGAGCACCGCCTTTACAGTCAATCAGGTGGCTTGCGTACACCCACACAAGCCGGAGTTTGCGGAAATCTGCCTTTTCCAGCAGCCGCATGATATCGTCGATATAGTCCTGTCGTGTCATCATAGCGCGCTGGCCCCCTTCCGAGTCAGATCGCGTGTTGCAATCCAAATCAGGCGCAGGGCCTCCAAGTCAGCATCTTTCAGTTGGTAAGTGATTGTGCGGATAAAATCTTTTCTGTTCACAAGATACCTCTTATTCTCTTGTAAGAGGTGTCGCCAAATGGTATAATAGATTTACCAGATGGCAATCCCTCTGGTGTTGTGAATAACCGTAAGCTGTTGGCGTCCAAACTTCCAGCTTGCGGTTATTTTTTATGTCGAATAATTCAGAGAAGGAAGATGTTCAAGGAAATAAGGCATACTTAAGTTGAAAAATTCGGCTTGCACACCTTTGCCGGGTCTCGCTGGAACTCTGTACTTTGAAAAGGCTTTATGCAAGATTTCTTCGTTTTCCCAAAAATTCGTGTGTGCAGGCGAAACGCAAAATAAAGTTGCGGTGCGCTTGTTAAACGAAGAAAATCTTACACTGGGATTTCGAGTAGCACCAATTTTTAGCAAAGTGAACCCTTGTGCAACTTCTATCCGAATAGCATAAACAAATCCGTAATCATTGCTTAACCCTCGTCCAAGTTTTGAAAAAGCAGACTTTTCTTTTGAGTAAGTCCATCCTCTAATCATTCTTCTTGCTCTGTATCTCGGCATACAGTTTGTCGATTCCCTCACGAATTACTTGAGACTTCGTTTTTCCGGTGGTAGCACAGATAACTTTCAATTTCAAATCTGTATCAGAATCGTATCGAAATTTCAGTTCAAGATTTTTCGGGGTATCGGTTAAACGGGTGCCTTTTTTGATACCCAAGCATCGCGCCTCCTTTCTTTGTGGGTACAATCAAATTATACTGTGCCCACAAAGAAAAGTCAAGAGCTTTTGAAAAATGGGTAAAAGAAAACCACGGTGCGTGTGCATCGTGGTTCAGTTGATGTTATGAATTACGGCGTGCAACAGTAGATTCTGTCGTACACTGCTTCGCCCTCACGAGAAAGAGCTGTCGGCTCGTCATTCTCGTCAAAGGTCGATGTGATGAAATCATCAAGCTCCAAAAGAAGCTCGTCCAGACTCCTGCAGTTTACAGCGCTGGGAACATGCTTCTTCAAAAACTCCTTGGAATCAGTATCTAAATCTTCAAAACAAAAGGTCATTTCTGCTCACTCCTTGGATTCAGCTGAATCAGCTGTCCCGTGTCTGGGTTTATCGTGACGATCGCTTTGCCAATAAGGCGCACGCTTCGCTTTCCTCTTGAATCCGTTTTTACAGGGTTGATGCGCTCAGGATTCAAAACGGTATCACGCATGGCTTCATAGCCAACACCGCTTCGCCGGATGATTTTAAGGTCATATTTTAACTTATCGGGGTCGACCAATGTGCCGAACATACGCTCCATGAAATGGACGGTATGTCCGGTAATAACAGTACCATCTGCAGTAGTCTTGCCCACAAGCTCGGTCTGGATGCGCTCGTGCGTACTCTTGTACAGGTCAAAACCTGCAAGCGGCGAAAGCCAGCCACTTTTTACGCTGTTGGCATATTGCATCAACAACCGATATTCTTCGGTATTATTATACCGTGCATCATAATATTTTGCAACGGTATTCAGGCTGGTACTCTGCGCATTGATAGACTTGAGCCAGTCGGTGTGATGCGCCTGAGATTTTGCGCTCGCCTTACTTGCTTCGCTCCTGCCAAACTTCGGCACGCTGGTGCGGGCACTGTCCACTCTGCCGCCCGTGGCCTGTGCAAACTCTGCAAGGCTCTGGCGGGCGGCTCTCAGGCGCACGGCGGCGTCGGTGGCGTCCAGCCCGGCGGCATCCTCGGCCAGATACCGCTTTTTCCAGCGGCGGACGTTCCGCTCCCGGGCACGCTGCATCTGGGATATCTCGTAGGCGGTGTACTTTTTGCCGTTCCACTCGATGTCCCGGGCGTTGAGGGCTTCCAGGTCTGCCTGTGTCCAGGCGGGTGCGGGGCCCAGCTCCGGGAAGATGGAAAAGAAGGTGTGACGGCAGTTCCAGCCGCACAGCCCTGCGCCGGTGCCGTAGCCGGTGGCAGCTTCAAAGTCCGGGTAGTGTTTACCCTTGTAATCCACTGCCCCGCCCCGGTGGAAGCGCCTCCCCTGCCACTCTGCATGAGAAGGACGGGCACCGCCGTGGGCGGTCGTCTCCACAAATTCGCAGCCCATTTCGTCCATGCGGGCCACCTGCAGCTTGCCAGTCGTCTGGTTCACACCGGTGAGCACGGCACGCCGCGCGGCCACCTCGATGCTGTCCTTGTGGCCGCTGGGGTATGTGACCATTGGCATGTCGTCTGCAAGGCTGTCCACGGCCTGTTTCACGGCGGTTTTGTAGTCAAAGGCACCGGCGCTCACCTTGAGCCATGCAGCGTCCAGCGTGCGCTCAAAGGCCCCTGTGACGGTGTTTGCCGTGGTGGCGGTCAGATTCTGCCATGTGCCGCAGGTCTGCCGCGCACCGGCATCCAGCAGGTTGTTCAGGGCGGCGCTTTCTTCAAAAGGCGTCGGCTCGAGATCGTAGTGGTAATAGATGGCGTCCTCCCGCTCCATGGCTTCGGTGGCGGCCTGCAAAAGCAGCTGCCGGATGGCGGCGTCGCTCTTGCCGCTGTACTTTGCCAGCAGCTTCACCACATCATTGCGCAGCGCCTCGGTCTGCTGGTAGCGCCACAGCTGCCAGTTGGCGGTGGCGGTCACTTTGTCCATCTTGCCGATGCGCCGGGCCACGTCCTGCAGGATCTGTTCTTCGACCTGCTGCCAGAGCTGCACAAAGGCATCCGGCATCTGGTCGAGGTAAGATGGCGGCAGCATCAGGCACCCCCGAAGGTGAGGGCTTCAGGGCTGCGGTTCTCGGCATCCGCTTCGGCGGCAATGGCCTTGGCATCGTCCTCGCTGTAGCCCTCAAACTCCACCAGATACCGCCAGAACGGGAACTTGGCTGCGGTAACGTAGCCCCAATACATCTGCTTGCGCTCTTTGGGGTCGGAGATGATGCTATCGTCAAAGTCAAAGGTCACGTTGCAGTCGCCCGGCGGGGAAACGGCTGCGCCGCTGTTCCACTGGGCATCCAGCAGCTTGCTGATGGAGTATACCAGATCGGTCAGCGCATTGCCCAGCGCCCGCTGCAGATCCTTGACGGTAGTGTAGCTGCGCTGCTTGCTGCTCCTGATCTCCTCGGCGGTCTTGTCCACGTTCTGCGGGTCGGACAGGGTGCCGTAGGCAAGGCCGCACTGGAACTCCACCCGCTTGAGCATGGCATCCATCCCCCGACGATAACTTTCATCGCGCAGGGCAGGGGCAAACACCTCGTAAAGGTTCCGCCCACCTGCGCCGGAACTGCCGTTTATCCAGTTGCGGTAAAGACGCTGCTCCCGCTGGGGCATAATGCTCTCGCCGTTGGCGCTGGTCCGCAAGGCGGTCTGGTCAACGTCAAGGGCCATCTGCCCGCCGTCATATTCCCACAGCAGCCGCCCGTACTGTTCGTCGGCATCATGGATGGTGTCAACAGCAGCGGCATAGACGCTCACGCCCAGCGGGGAGTGCCGATCAGTGGAATTGCCGCTGGACACTCTGAAATAGCCCCAAAGCGGACGGTCTACACCGGAAAACTCAGTGTGCGGGGAGATCGCGGACCATTCCGGCACATCGGTCAGCGGCACCTCGATGCCGAGGTCTGCGCTGGTCATGGAGCGGAACGCCTTGACCGTGATGCTGTGCGTGCCGCCGGAAAACTCGTGATCTTCCAGACGGGTGTAAATGCGGTTTCCGCGCACCAGATGGTCATAAAAAATAGCCCCGGTCATGCGGCCAGAGCTGTCAAAGCGGGTAGGGCAGAAACAATCACCCTGCACGGCATCGATCTGCACGCGGCCCTGTGCATCGAGGAAGGGCCGGAACAGGATGCTGCCCAGTGCACAGCCGTACTCCACCGGCGTGCGCAGGTCTGCAATGAAGGGCTGTAGCATGGCGTTGATGCTGTCGGCGCGGGCACTGCCGGAAACAAGGCATTCCATTTCCAGCGTGGTCAGGCGGGCCAGCTCCGATGCAACGCTCTGGGCCAGTTTCAGGCTGTGCAGGGCATTCTTTCCGCCATGGCACCACGGCCCGCCGTTGTCGTACATCTGCGCCCACAGGATGATCGCATTCTCCATGCTGTAGGACACGCTGGCGCTGACGGTGGCATTTTCACCGAATAGCAGCCGCGCTTTCTCCCGCAGCCATGAAAGCAGTTTGTCAAACATTACTTCCGTCTCCAATCTGCCCAGCGAATCATCGGGGCCAGTATCGTATAGCAAAAATAGCGGATGTCGTCCATGGCGTGGTCGTTCTCTTTCACGACGCGGTCCTCTTTGGCCTTGTCGTCCCATGAGTACAAACCGAACTCCCGGCGGGATGCTGTGCAGCTCTCGTGGATGGTTACGAGCCCGGCCTGCATCAGGGACGCCACGCACCGGATACCGTTCAGCACGTCGTTATCGGCGGGAATCACCAGATACTTGCCGTGCCTCCTGATGGTCTCGATGAAGGAAGCGGCGGACGGGTCCACCACCACAGCCTGAATGTAATAGCCCTTCGTCAGACGTTCCAGCTCTGCATAGTGTTCTTCGTCGGTGCGCTGCACACGCTCGGCGCGGCTGTCGAAGTAGCTTTCCTTGATGCGCAGCGCCTTGCCGTTATGGATGACCCACAGGCCCATGCTGCAGGGGTTGTGCGTGCCGTAGTCGATGGACACATAAAACTGCCCATCGACGTGGGAAGCATCGCCGTGGAAAAGGTAGGTGTCCTGCCCGGCGGAGAAAAAGGGGTACACAAGGCCCTCGGCGGCTTTTCGTTTGCCGAGGATATCACGGGCGTACCAGACTGTGCTGCGGTCATACGTGGCAAGCACGGCCCGGAGCTGTTCGTCCGAGATGCTCATGTTATCGGCAATTGTGAAATGCCCATAATTGAAGCCGTATTTCGGGTTCTCGCTCTGCTTTTTTTCGTGCAGATTTAGGATGTTTTCATAGTACCAGTGTCCTTCTGCCTTTGGGTTCAGGTCGTGAAACACCTTTCTGTCCGGGCTGGACAAGGTACGGTCGAATACTTCCTTAATGAAAGTTTCGCTGCATTCATTTGCTTCGGTGATGTATGCGGTGCCATAGGTGTTGCCCTTGATAAGCTTTTCATCGCCAGCTTTTCCGCCGCCGGACACCAGCACCACTTTTTCGCCGGTGGCCGTCTGGATGTATAGACAATCGCGGTTCTGATAGGTGCCCTCACGGCAACGGCCCTCAAAATAATTTTTCAGGCCGAAACCGTCGCAGTCCAGAATGTTCAGCCTGGCCGTCGCAGTGGATACGCCCGCAATGAGGTGTATTCTGCTGGGATGCTTTTCCAGAATGGTGCAGTAGGCCATCGTGATGAGCACGTTCTTGCCGCCACGTTTGCCGCCTTCGGCCACATTGAACCAGTGGTCGAAGCAGTTCCAGAAAAAACGGGTCTGGTTTTGGGAGAAGGGAGCGGGGAGGTTCATGTTTCAAAATCCTTGATGTTGCGGTCTGGCAGGGGATGCTGCAGCAGGTCGGCCAGAGACTGCATCTCGTTTTGCTGGGCGGTGGAGTCTTTCTCTTTTTCAGCAGCGCCCCAGCCAAAATTGTTCTTCAGGCTGAACTGTGCGCCGCTGGTGCCGTCCCGGTCGAACAGCCGTTCTTCGGCGTACTGCTCGCAGCGGGCCTTCGCGCGCGTTATCGTGTCAAGAAACTCCCGCTTGGCCTGATAGTCCAGCAGGGATTGCCGGGAAGCAAAACCCAGCGCCAGAGCCAGCCCTGTAATGGTAGGCGGATGGCATCCGACGCGCAGCTCATTGCCGTGCTTATCGAACATCTGCACACCGTCCGGGCCTGTCAAGGGCTCGCCTTCGCAGGCGGTAAAGTAGGCGTCTATCTTTTCCTGCATCTGCGCAGCCGTTTTGTACTTCGGGGGCTTGCCGCCCGGATGCTTTTTGTATGCCACGTCACCACCTCTCTCGTTGGAATCATAGAAAAAGCCGCCCATGCGGACGGCAGGAATATCAAAGAAACCCGGCTGAGCATTCAGGCTGTTGGTCGGGAAAGGTGTTCCTCTGTGTCAGCCGGGCAGCACAAAGCCCGCAGGGCTGAAGGGAGTAAACCTTTCCTGCGGGCTTCGGCATTCTAATTATACTTCGGATTCAAGGTGTTGGGTAGATGCTGTTTGGTGCGGTTCAGTGCTGTCTTTGATCTCCAGCTTTTCAATGGCAGCACGATGCCTGGTAAAGGCCCAGCGTTTTGCCAGACGGACGTGTACGGAAATCTTGTCCCATCCTTCCAGCAGGATATACCGCCGGAACAGGATCATAAAATCCACCTCGTTGTCCAGCTGGCTGAACACGTCCATGATCTCGGCGCGGATGGTGTCGCACACAGCAGACTGCGCTTCGGCGGCCCGGCGTGCTTCGTCGATGCGCTCTACGCTGCGGGGCAGTGCCTGTCCGTCGCCGCTGCCGCCCGGCACGGGAGAAATACGCTGGGTGGTGTGAAAGGCTTCAGCTTCCAGCGTGGCAAGCTCGTCCAGCTTGAGCAGCTCGAACCGCTTCGCTGACCGGTACCGCCAGAGCCATGCTTTCTTTTCTTCGTAGGTCATTCCATCGCCTCCACCAGGACGAACACGCCGCAGGGGTCCGACCAGAATTTTTCTACGATCTCGCTGCACACCTGTGCATCGTCCGCCCAGAAGTGCAGGCGGGTCATCTCATCCTTGAGGGCTTTTTCCAGATTGTCAGTGTCCGGCTTGCTGGTGCGCCATGTGCCGTCCGGGTGCCGCACCTCGGTGGGAAAACACCACTTGACCAGCAGGCGCACCGGCTTGCCCGCAGGAATAGGCTGCTGCGGCGCGTGGGGCGCAAGGTAGGCGTGGAGTTTGGCACGGGCGGCTTTCAGTTCCGGGCTGTCGTGGAGCACGGCGCAGGGCTTGCCGCCCTTCATGTAAGCGTGCAGCTGCTTTGCGTTGTGGGTGGTGGTGGGCGGCTGCATGGGGATAAAGAATTGCGTGTACATGGGGTTCACCTCGTTCTTTCTTTTTCTGATTTGCGCCAACGTGATGGGGAGGGTCTCCGAATGGATGGGGGCTGTGTACGCCCCATCCTTCGGGATACCCCATCACAATTGCAGTTGCAGTTTTAGCTATTATATATAGGCTATTTTGCACTGCAAAATCTGCAGTCATAGCGGCTATAACTGCAAAATTGCAGTTTTTCGTGTCGTGCAAAATAGCGGCTATAACTGCATTTTTACAACAACTTGTAATTCAAATTATTACGAATCGTTTAACCCGCGCTGCCGGGCTCCTTGCGGCCGACCTTCTCGCCGTCGATCCAGAAACGGCCGTCATCCTTCAGCCGGGACTTGATGGTGCGGGGCTTCAGGTCCATGTATTCGGCCAGCGCGTAGACAGTGACTTCACCGTCCATCATGCAGGCTTCAAAGGCGGTGTCCAGTTCGGCCTTTTTGTCCTTGGTCACCTTGCCTTTATCGCCCCAGCGCTTGGCGGCACCGCGGCTGCCCAGCGTCCTGAAATCGCTGTCCGGCTGCAGGTCCTCCAGCAGGCCGGTGTCCGGCTTGTGCACCGGGTAATCGAACCAGAGGTTCACCGGGTCGAAGCGGGCAAACTCGCGCAGGGTGCCCTCGATGCGCCATGCAGTCATGCCGTCAGCCTTTTTCTCGGCGGCGGCCACGTCGGCGTCGATGGCCCGCAGATCCGCGAGGCTCAGCTTTTCCTTCGCGATGGTCAGCATCCGGTGGCGGCTGAGAGCGTCGTCTAGGCCGTAAGCATCCGCATGGCCGCGCTTGTCCAGCATGGCCTTGATGACCCGGCAGGCAGCTTTGTTGTGCAGCTGCTCCCGGATGGCATCGGTGGGCACCAGTTCGGTCATGTCCAGCATGGCGTCCGGGTCACGGGCGAACACACCGGAACCGCTGGCGCGGTCCATGCTGCGCTTGCCGCCCTGTGCGCCCTTGCTGTGGTGATGGCAGTAGATCACGGCGCAGTCCAGCGCACGGCACACGAGGTCGAACTGGTTGCAGAACTTCGCCATCTGGTCGGCGCTGTTCTCATCGCCGGTGATGACCTTATAGATGGGGTCGAGGATGACGGCGGTATAGCCCTTTTTCTGTGCCCGGCGGATGAGCTTCGGGGCCAGCTTGTCCATGGGAACAGACGCGCCGCGCAGGTTCCAGATGTCGATGTTCTTCAGATTGTCCGGTGCAAGGCCGAGGGCAGTGTACACGTCCTTGAAGCGGTGCAGACAGGACGCCCGGTCCAGCTCCAGATTGATGTACAGCACCTTGCCCTGTGCGCAGGAGAACTGGCCCAGCCACGGCTTGCCCTCGGCAATGGCGATGCACAGCTCGATGAGGGCGAAGCTCTTGCCCGCTTTGCTGGGACCCGCCAGCAGCATCTTGTGGCCCTTGCGCAGCACCCCGAAGATGAGCGGGTCGGCCAGCGGCGGCAAGCTCTCCCAATCGGCGGCGAGGTTCTCGGTGTCCGGCAGTTCATCCGTCTCCGCTTCCAGCCAGTCCCGCCACTCATCCCAGCAGGATTTGCCGATGTTCGTTTCCAGCAGCACCTGCCGCTTGTCACCGCGTGGGATGCCGGGCATCCGGGAAAGGCGGGAAGGGTTGCGGTTCTGCTGGTCGATGGTCAGGCCGTTTTTCTGGCAGGCGGCGTAGAGATAATCCACCCGTTTGCGGTACTCGGCGTAGTCCGGTGCATCCACCTTGACGATGGCATGGACGCTTTTGCCGCCGGAGTACACCAGCGCCGCACAGGGCAGTTCCAGCTGCTTGATGATGGCCTGCTGCTTGCCCAGCTCCATGTTGTCGCACTCCACGAGGGCGTAGCGGTAGGCGGTGATGTTGGCATCCTTGCGGCCGGTGCCGTCTACGGGATTGAAGCAGATCCACGCGCCCACTTCGGGGTCCCAGTCGCCCAGCACCTTGCCGAGGTCGCCACCGCAGGTGTCCAGCTCGGCGATGAGCTGCTTCGCGGTGCGGCTCCAGCTGCCGCGCGTCGGGCGGCGCTTGTCGTCGGCCATGAAGCTTTCGGTGACATAGGCCACATACTCATCTTCCTCGAACAGTGCCTGCAGATAGCGCTTGAGCTGGTCGGCAGGGTCCCACTGCTCGGGCAGGTCCAGCTCGTGGGCTTCCACCCACTGGGGGTCTACCACGCGGCCCTCGGTTTGTGTGCCGGGTCCGGCAGAGAGCTCGTCGCCCCAGTCCAGCGCATGGCCTGCCGGGCCGCTCCAACCGTGGGAATAGGCCAGCTGGAAGATGCTGCTGGCCGTGACAGGGCTGCCACCGCCGCCGTGAAAACTTCCCCATTTCTTAACGCACTCGCCCTTGTGATAGCGGCCCGCGTCGCGGGTGCTCCACTGCTCCCAGACAGTCACCGGCAGGCCGGAGTCTTTCAGCCCCATGCCCACCATGAGCCACTCGTCATAGGTCAGGGCGGCCGGGGAGATGAAGTCCAGTGCTTCCTTGAGTTCATTTTCATGTTCCATTCGTGTTACCATCCAAAGTCAAAATGACTGTCCGGTTCAGTGGGCGGCTCGACGGGCGGGGCGTAAGTTTTGGGGTTCACGCCCTTGGGCACACCGCGCCAGCCATGCGCTGCAATGCGGTCGATCATGTGCTTGGCGGCGTCGAAGCTCCATGTGCCCACGCTCTGGAAACCGTAGCGTTCCAACACGCGGATCTGTTTTGGCGTGGTCAGACCTTCGGCGCGGCGTTTGTTCAGCCGGTCCAGCAGCAGGGATGCTTTGCCTGCCGATTCCACGGCATCCGGCAGAATGCCCATCTTCTCGAGAGCGGCAGACTGCTCGGCGCTGGGCGGGCCTGCTTCCCAGCCAAAGGCCGGCACATACCCGGCGAGGTCCTCAGCCTGGATGCTCATCTCGTACTGCAGCGGGTCCACCAGCTTTGCTTTTTTGCGGCGCTGTTCTTCCAGCTGCTTGGCGAGGGCTTCCTCCCGCTGGGCCACTACGTCCTCGCTGGCCTGCACGGCGGCTTCCTCGATGTCCTCAGGGCAGCCGGTCTGGGCCAGATTTTCGGTCATCTGGCGGGCCACGGTGCGGTCCTCGCAGACAAGGTCTGCCGGGCGGCACAGCTCGTGCTTGTCGGTCATCCAGAGGAAATCCAGCAACAGCAGGTCGGTCTTGCCCGGAGAAAGCCGGGTTCCGCGCCCCACCATCTGGCTGTACAGGCTGCGCACCTTCGTGGGGCGCAGCACCACCACGCAGTCCACGGACGGGCAGTCCCAGCCCTCGGTGAGCAGCATGGAGTTGCAGAGCACATTGTACTTGTCGGCTTCGAAATCGGTCAGCACCTGCTTGCGGTCGTCGCTCTGGCCGTTGACCTCGGCGGCGCGGAAGCCGTGCGCGTTGAGCAGGTCGCGGAACTTCTGACTGGTCTTGATGAGGGGAAGGAACACCACCGTTTTGCGGTCACGGCAGCGCTGGGCCATTTCGGCAGCGATCTGTTCGAGGTACGGGTCCAGCGCGGTGCCCAGCTGGCCCAGCGAGTAATCGCCGCTGGTAAAACCAACGTCGGTGATATCCAGCTTCAGTGGGATGGTCTGGGCCATGATCTTGCACAGATAGCCCTCCTTGATGGCGTCGGTCAGCTTGTACTCGAAGGCCAGACTGTCGAACACCTCGCCCAGATTGCGCATGTCGCCGCGGTCGGGCGTGGCGGTGACGCCCAGCACCTTGGCTCTGTCAAAGTAGTCGAGGATACGGCGGTAGCCGTCGGTGATGGCGTGGTGGGCTTCGTCAATGATGATGGTGCCGAAATAATCCTGCGGGAAACGTTCCAGCCGGGCGGTGCGCTGCAGGGTCTGCACGCTGCCCACGACCACCCGGAACCAGCTGTCCAGACAGGTGGATTCGGCTTTTTCCACGGCGCTGACAAGGCCGGTGGAACGCTGCAGCTTGTCTGCTGCCTGCTCCAGCAGCTCGCCCCGATGGGCCAGAATGAGCACCCGGTCCCCGGCGCGTACCTGATCGGCGGCCACAGACGCAAACACGATGGTCTTGCCGGTGCCGGTGGGCAGCACCAGCAGGGTGCGGGTGCGCCCTGCTTCCCACTCGGCATGGATGCGGTCACGGGCCTGCTGCTGGTAAGGGCGCAGGGTTTGTGTCTCAGCCATTTAGAATGCCCCCTGCTTCCAGCCCTGGGTGGGTGCAGCCTTGGGCTCGGGCGGCGGCAGGAAGCGCTGAACCTCGTTGCTCTGGCCGGTCTCACCGGCGTGCGGGCCGCTCTGCTTGGTGTACTCGCGGACGCCCAGCTTGCAGATGCCCTTGGCACCTACCACGCTGCCCCAGCGGGGACGGAAGGTCTCACCGCGCTTGCACTGTCCGATGCTCTCAAAGAAAGCGCCCAGCAGACCCTGCGTCTTGGTGTGCAGATACAGGCGGTGGGTCACGGTGGTGTCGCCCTTGGCACCACCGTAAATGCGCAGGGTCAGTTTTGCCATCTTGCAGGGCGGCAGCTTGGCGCTGCCTTCGAAGTGGGCGCGTTCCATCTGCGTCACTTCAAAGGGGTACTCGCCCTCCGGCAGCAGTACGAATTCCTGCTGTTCGTTGGTAAGGTCGTCGTCCCAGTCCAGAGCAAAGCCTTCGTTGTTCATTTCGTTCATAAGTAAGTCCTCCTGTCAGTTTGTTAAAAAGGAATGTCACGGTTGTCGAGCACCATCTGGTACACCTGCGGCCATGCGCCGATCAGACAGCCCTCCACGAAATCGGCGGGATAGTCCTTGATGGGCATGTCTTCCGGGAAGTAGCCCCGCTTGCCCACAACGCCCTGCAGTTCTTCGCTGCTGACTTTGTTGGCGTTCATCAGTGCGGCCAGCTTTTCGGGCACGCCCAGGCTGAGCAGCACGCTCTTTTCGGAACTTTCCATCGGCGGCGTGGCCTGCGGCTGGGGATGAGAGACAGGCTTCGTTTCCGGCTGCGGGCTGGGCAGGATATCCGCTTCCGGCGCGTGAGCCGGAGCGTGCTGCACGGGCGTCTGCGTGGCTGTCAGTGCGCTGCTGCCGGGCAGGCAGTGGGCAATGGCGGCGTAATCGAAGGAAATCTCATCCGGCAGGTCAAAGCGGTTCTTGGCGTCCCAGCAGGCATGGTGGGTGGTGTACAGCACCCGCTTGCCGCCGCTGGCCTTGTTCTTGGCGTTGGGGCTGCTGCTCGCCTTTTCCACCACGGTCTTGTAGTTTGCGAACAGCAGCATGTCGCACCATTCCCGCAGCAGCGGGGCTACCTGCTTAGAGGTCTTCATGGTCCAGCGGTCGTAGTTGCCCACGGCGTCGGGCTGCTCAAACTTGGTGATGGCGGCATGAGCCAGCACCACCACGTTGTGCCCGGCATTCAGCACTTCTTCCAGCGCGTCCAGCAGCTTGCTGAATTCCTCCTTGACGTAGGTGTAACCCTTGCCGTAGCCAAAATCCTCAATGCCGTTGACTTTCGCTTTGGCGCACACGGCCTGAATGCACAGCCGTTCAGCCCAGTCGGCGGTGTCGATGACCAGCGTGCCGCAGGGGATATTTCCCTTGCGCACCTCGGCTACCTCGTCCAGCAGCATGGCCCAGCTGGTGGGCTGGGGCAGGCGCTTGACGTTCAGCCGCTTGGTGCCGCCCTCGGTGTCGATGAACACGGGGTCCGGGAAATGGGAGGCAAAGGTGCTCTTGCCGATGCCCTCCGGGCCGTACAGCACGGTCTTGACCGGGGCGGACTGCACACCGGCAGTAACTGCATACTTGCTCATTTAAAACGCTCCTTTCGTCCAGCTTTTGGGCTGGGGCTTTTCGGTGACGGGCGGCGGGGTGATGTCGGTATCCTTCACCATGCCGTCCTCGATGATGATCTGGCACTCGCTGCCGGTGGAAACACGGGTGGCGATGGCCTGCAGGTGCTCTGCTTCCAGCCAGCGGCCAAACTCGGTCAGGGTGGTCATGTCCATCTGCTCGAGCTTGTCCAGCAGAACGAAGCCGCAGTCCGGGTTCAGGCGGCGCACAATGGCAGCGGCTACCCGCAGCTGGTCGCTGCCGGACATGTCCCGCCAGTGCTTTCCTTTATAAGTAAGGGCACCGTCCTCGACGCTCAGGCCCCGCAGCGGCAGGTCTGCGCCGTTCAGCAGGGCCATACGGTCAGCGCGCTTCTGGGCGATCTGCTCGGTCAGGCGCTTGTACTCGCTGTCATACTGAACAGCTTCGTCTTCAGCGCGGGATTTTTCAAGGTTGGCGCGGACTTTGCGGTTGGTCTCCTCAATGTCGCGGATGGAGGCTTCCAGCTCGGCGGTAGACTCGTCCTGCAGATCGGCGGCTGCGGTCTGGGCGATTTTTACATCGGCCTGCATCGTGTCAAGCCGCTGCCTTTCCGTACTCAGCTGAAATTCAAGGTCAGCAACAACTTTTTTCTGCCGCTCGAGCAAATCTGTGAGCTGAGCCAACTGACTGCGCTTGCGCTGGTTTTCTCCATTGTGAGCGAGAATATCCTGCTGCTGGCGGATGAGGTCGGACGCGCTCACCGGTTCATCCGGCGCTTCCGGGTAGGAAATGAGTTCCTCGGCAAAGTGCTTTTTCTGGGCAGCCAGCTGGCCGGTGAAGGTGCGCTTGTCGTACAGGGCCTTGATTTCCATATCCCGGGTGTGCAGCTCGGTGCCGATGCCGATGATCCGCAGCAGGATGTCGGCCTTTTCCTTGTCGCTGGCGTCCATGAAGCGGGGCAGGTCGAGGGCCAGAGGTTCCACAAAGGCGTTGAGCAGCTGCTGTCCGCTGCGGCGGCCCGTGGGGTCGGTAACGGTCAGGCTGGCATTTTTGCCCTTGCGCTCCACCACCACGCCGTTGGAAAGCTTGACCATCAGGTGGGCCGGGGCCAACGCGCCGTCCCGCTGGGCCGCGTCCGGGCGGAAACGGTCGCCGCCGAGAGCCCACGCCAGCGCGTCCAGAACGCTGGTCTTGCCCTGGTTGTTGTTGCCGCCCACGAGGGTGAGCCCGGTGGGGGCCGGCGTGAGCGCAACGGCCTTGATGCGCTTGACGTTTTCGGCTTCCAGAGCCGTGATCTTTACAGACATGCGGATACCTCCCCTTGAGCGGATGCGAGTGTGTGAACCAATTGGTTGATCGCGCTCTCCCGCTGATCGTCCGGCAGTTTGCGGAACTGCAGTTTTGTGGATTGAACGATGCTGGTGATGGAGCGCCCGGCCAGAATGATGCTGTCGTAAGCGTCGCGGGCGTCCTGCTCCTGCTGGGCCTTGTATTCGGCGGTCATGCCGGCCGCAATCTTGTAAGCCTTTTCGCCTGCCCGGCGGTCTACCTCGTCCTCATCCACCACGGCGGTGATGGGCTGTTTTTTCAGAGCATCGTTTTCGGCCTTGAGCTTGTCGGCCCGCAGCTTGGCCGCTTCGGCGACCTGCCGGGAACCCTCCAGCTGCTTCTCGGCCTCCTGCGCCCGGGTTTCGGCCTTGCTCTGCAGCTTCCAGGCTTCTTCCTCTCGGGCCTCGGCCTTGTCTGCACGGTCTTTTTCCTGTGAGACCTTCAGACCCAGCCGGTTGCAATCCTTGGCGGTGCTGATCTGGTCGGCCCGAGCCTTGTCCCGTTCGGCTTCTGCCTTTTCCGCACGGGCCTTCTCCCGCTCGGCCTGATTCATGGCATTCACCCGGTCGGTGCGCAGCTGCTGGTTCTCCTTGAGCAAGTCCTGATAGGCTTTATTGCTGGAGACCTCGCCGTTCTTGACCTTCTCCACCAGTTCCGGCGGGGCGCTGGGCTTTGCCACGGCATACAGCAGGGACGGAGGCAGGGATTCCAGCACGGCCCGCTGCCGGGGGCTGCTGTCAGCCAGCAGAGCGGAGACCTGCAGCAGTCTGTAAGCGCTGTCTTTAGTAATGCCGATGTGCAGGCACCAGGCACGGAAAGTATCCTCTTTTTTGGCAAATCTACCGTTGTCGCATTGTGCGACAACGGTGCTGCACAGCTCATCGTGGGCCAGCGCAATGTTATCGCCCATGTAAACAAGGCCCTTTTCGGCCAATTTTTTGCCGTGAAGATACCCGCTTTCTGCAAGATGCAGGGTCGCCACGGTCTGCTCCGGCAGGTCGGAATAATCAAACTCCGGGCATTTGTCCTGCTGGATGAAGGTCAGGGGCTTGTCCTGCGGGGCTGTCGATAGCAGAGACGCAGAAGAAGCTTCCGCCGATGCGGCAGGGCCCGATTCGCAGCTCTGCGGAGACGCAGCGGGGACTGATTCGCTTGCATCCGCCGCGCTCTCCGAGGTGGTCTGCATTTCCGCCGTGGCATTCGGCACAGCACTCTCTGCCGTAGTCGCAGCAGCATCCGCATTCGGGACAGTCGCACATGTGGGGTCCTCCTTTGCTTTTTCAATGTCAGCCAGGATTTTTTCCATCTCCTGCTGTGGGGTTATGTCCTTGCGGCTGCCGTCCGGGTTAAAGAACCGGGCGAACAAAGCTGCCTTGGCAGCAATGCCCTTTTTGTTGGAAGCGCAGACGAATGTACAGCAGTAGCGGCCATTGTGGGAGTAATCAGTGGGGCGAATCTCGTCTCGAGAAAAGTTGCCGGTGATTTCGCCCAGAGGGAAAGTATCTTTGACCCATGCACTGATCTGTTCCAGAAAGTCGAAATCCAGGCTTACCACAGAGCAGGTGCATTTGTCTTTGGTCGAGCCGATAAAGTGGGAGTCATATGAGAGCGTTCTGCTCGTCCGACATTCGTACCCATTAATATCCTGCACGAAACGCTTGGCAGCCTCGTCCCACTTGTTGCCGCCCCACGGCATGGCGTAGGGACAGCCATAGCATTCATGTCCCGGGCCGTATCCTTCCAGACGATTGCCGGTGTTGTCGGCATTGCTGGATTTCTGCACCCGCTGCCCGCATTTGCAGATGTAGGTGGTCATACTCGCACCTCCGTGTCCTTCAGGCGGTCGAGCATCTCGGTGAGCAGAGCGCCGGACAGCGGTTTGATGTCACCGCCGCGCCAGCCGTAGCAGAAGATGGTGCCGCAAAGAGGCTGGCCGCGCACAACGCGGTTGACGGGCTGGCCTGCCGTGCGGAAGAACAGCACCGCCGGGGTGCGCGGGAAGATGTAGTGCTCCACCATGCCGCCCAGACGGGTCTCCATGGCAGAGAGGGTATCCGGCAGGTTTGCCGGTTCCGGGTCGCGGCCCGGTTCAATCAGAATGCCTTTCATTGTAAAATCCTTTCCGATGTGATATCATCAGGGTGATGGGGAGTAGAAAATCCATCACCCTTTGGGCTTGTCCGTGTTGGCGCACGGGCAGGCCTTTTTGTGTCTATGGGGTGCCGGTGGAATCAGACTGTCCACCTCGCTGCGGGGGATGTACTCCCGCTGGTAGATGTACTTGAGATGTTTCTTGCCATCCTTGAACCAGTGGCAGACGGCAGCTGAAAAGCTCACGGCGTTTTTATAGCCCAGCTTGGCGGCACACATGGCAGACGTTCCCGCCGCCACCAGCTCGCCTGTCTTAGCATCCCAAACGGTGTACCACATGACATGGTGATAATATTCACGCGCGCTCATGCTCCGCGCTCCTGGTCCTCCGGGTATTCCGGGTTGCGGGCGTGCCGGCGGTCGATTTTGCCGTAAGGACTCCGGCGCTCCTGGGCATCCTCAAGCGCGAAGCTCAGACGGCCCAGCGCAATGGCTGCCAGGATCAGCACCATCGCGGTGACGAACTCGCCGTCCGTGATGGGCTGGCCGATTTGTGCGCCGCCCTCGATGCCGAGAGCGTACAGCAGGCCGACCGCGCCGCAGGCGACGGCGGCCCATTGCAGGACTACAGGTTTAAGCTTCATGCTTCAATCTCCTCTCCCAGAAGGTCCTTGATCTCACAGGTCTCCCACGGCTCGCACCAATCAGAGGCAAATGCCTTGACCGGGTGCCACTCGCCATCTGCGAAAACCTGCAGGCCGGTGTGGTGCTCGTCCTGAGTGCGTCCGCCCAGCTGATAGCAGCCGGATGCCCGGCACCCATCCCAGCGGAACCATTTGTTCCAGAACAGCGGTGCAACATACGCGCACCCGATGGGGGCCTGCGCCCGTTCACGGGCGGGGATAATTGTGGTGGTCATAATGTCCTCCTTACTTGTAGCTGCGCTTCTGGACGCTGGTGCGGCCATAGCGCATGAAGTAGATAAAGCCCAGACGCGGGATGCGGATGGTACTGCCGTACAGGATCACCGGGAAGCCCAGGGCTCCGGCGTCGATCTGCGCCTGGCTGCGGATGGACTGCACGCTGCAGCCCAGGAACTGCGCCACCTGCTCGGCGGTCAGGGTCTGCTGGGGGTAGGTCTCCAGCTCATCCAGCGTGGTGGGGAACGGGGTCTTTTCCATAGTCAAGCTCCCTTCACGCCACGGGCCGCCCGGCCAGCTGCTGTTCCATCTGGTTGAAGGCTTCGATGTACTTCAGCTTCCACTGCACGGCTTCCTTGCCGGTAAAGCCCATGGCCAGCAGGTTGAAGCCGTCGCGGTTCATCAGGTACATGGGGTACTTCTGATGGTTCTGTGGGTGGGTGTACTCGGTTTTGTAGAACAGCGGGGTCTGCTCAATTTTGAGCACCCCCTCCGACATGAGATTTTCAATGTCACGCATGACATTGCGGTGCTCCTTGCCGAAGCGCTTGGCAACGTCCCGGCTGGATGCCACCGGTTCGCTGTTCTGGGTGGATAAGATGATGTCGTTCATGGTAAATATGTACCTCCTTGTGGGTGGCTCCCTTCTGCGGTATACTTGAGCGGAAAGGAGGTGAAAATTATGCGGATGATTCCCGTTTCTTCGTCGAATCTGGAAAGCGTTGGCTATGAGAATGGTATTCTTTGCATCGCATTCCACGGCGGACGCATTTACGAATACACCGGCGTGCCGGAAAGCGTCTATCAAGGGCTGATGGCTGCTTCCTCGCACGGTAAGTATTTCCATGCTTACATTCGTAACGTGTATCCGTATAGCCGCATTGCTTAATCGGTGACGATAAAAACAAGCGCAGGTCCCTCGGCAGTTACTGTCTTGAACTGATACGGCTCGACACGGTAAGATGCCACACCTTCTCGACTTGATAGTTCTGTAACGAGCTGTTCGGTCGAGGCATTCTTCAAAGTCCAGCGTTCCGTCTCCAGCGGTTCGCTGGGCTTTTTGTTGTTGTCCATGTGGTTCACCTCCTTTCATGCCACGGGGCGGTTGTCCAGCTTCTTCAGACTGGCCACCAGATTGATGGATGCCGCAGCGGTCTCCATCTGCTCGAATGCGTC